CAGCTTTCAGTTCCTGGGTGGACGGTGGTCTCCGATGCCCGCACCCTGCCAGATCGCCCCGTTCGCCTGATCATTTTTGATCAGCCTCTGCGGAGTTCCACCAATTTCGTTGAGCTCTCCTACAGCACGGTGCGCGAGGAGTGCCGTCGTTGTGGGGGTACGGGGGTCGAGAACGATTGGCGGTACGACGTAAATGGGAAGCTGATCGAAGTCCGGGATGAGAACCTACTCGTCCAGGAGCTACAGAAGGACTTCTACACAATCCGTGGCAGCAATCTGTTCCATCTCTGGTACGGGACAGGGATTATCGAGTCCATCGGTAAGAAGCTAACGGCGGGCGGCTTCGTTCAGAACCTTATCGTGTCGGACATCTATCAAGCATTCAATCGGTGGCAGACCATCAAAAAGCAGCAAGAAGAAGATGTCGGACAATTCGTGTCGGACAAGGAGTTCCCGCTTCGCCTTCTGTCGGTGAACCTGGAGCAGAGCACGAAAGATCCCACGGTGATCTTTGTATCCATCACGGTTCAGAACCGGTCGAGTGAGCCGATTCAGCTCACTCGGGGTATTAGGCTGTCGCAGCCGACTCTTGTTGCCTGAGGTTTTAAATGGCTACAGCACCTCAAATAGCTCTTAGAGACGGCAGCGGATTTACGACGAACCTCGTTTTCACAACGAACGAAGAATCGATCGTCATCTCTGGTACCGTGGATGTCAACACAGTGTCCGTCCAGATCTCGGTCAACGGGGGCGCTTTCGTCTCCGACCCCAATCTGATTAGCTTTGTTGTACAGACGTTCACGATTCCGAACCTGGCCGTTTTCCCGACTGGCCTACCTTTGGAATTCGGGCTGAACACCATTCTCATTCGTACCATCGACGTCATTGGCGGCGTGTCGGCCACGTCGTCTGTCGTGGTGACTCGCGTTAAGGATGTCGCGACGGCTGGGACCCAGATTCCGACCGGCATTCGTCTTCGGCGGCATCGGGATCGAGTAGACGTTCTTGTTGCCAAGCCCAAGCCTCTAACTACTGCTGTCACGAACAATGTCGGCAGCTCGGTTCTGGTGACGGTCGATACTCCCACTTTCTTGGGCTTCAACGTTTACGCTTCGACCGCCCCTGCGGGTGTGACGGGCTACTTCCGAGTCAATGAAAAGCCCGTCACTTCGCCATCGGAGTTTCAGGAAGACGACATTGCGTCGTTCGATGATCTGGCGGTTTGGGACGTTAGCTCGGCTCGGAATGTCCGTATTCGTATCTCGGAGGAGGATGAGTTCGGCAACGAGCTGGCCGTACGTCTCAACTCAATCCACGACAACACGTCGCTTGCGGGGAAGTTCCGGTTCGAGAGCACGTTGCAGAATTACGAGTTCAACGAGTTCGTAACGTTCTCGCACACGCGTACGGGCGGAACCGGTCTTGTTAACTCGGACCAGTTCATCGGGGTCCCAGATTCCGACCCCCTTTACTACGTTGTGACGGGCGTGTACTTCGATGCTTCTACGAGCACGGAGATTGAGACCCCCTTTTCTCAGGAAGTCCTCGGGGCGCCGCTTATTGTCGACACGACGATTCGTGACCTTCCTGGACGCACGCAAGCTCAGATTGCACAAGCGTATGTCAGTGCTGTTCTGCGGATCAACTCCGAGATCTCTTTGATTCCGGGCTCGATTACTCGCGACGTAGATATTGACCCGTTTGCGTCTGAGGCGGAGCGTATTTGGTTCTTGCTGGACTTCGTACATCGAAGCCAAAGCTTCCTGACCCTCCTTGCCATTGACAATGTGAGTGGCAACGGGATTTCAGATCCCGTTGCCAGTAGCTCGTACAAGCAAGCCTTAAAAGCGGCTTTGGGCTTCACGAGCGATGCGGCCGTACAGGCATTGATCGATCAGCAGTTTGACAAGCTGGCGGGCAACGTCAATAGGTCTCGCTTGCCGGGACGTCAGTCGGTCGGAACCCTGACGCTGTTTACTACGGTGCGGCCCGGCAAGGACATGTTGGTTCCGGCCAATTCGTTCGCCGTCTCGACCGCAGACGCTGAGACGAACGTAACGTCTCAGCGCTTTCGTATTGGCGGCTCGTTTGTTTTGCCGGCCGCTAATGCAGAAGCGTTCTTCAATTTCAATGCGAAGCGGTATGAAATCCGTGTGGACATCGTTGCCGAGCAGGCGGGCAGTGCCGGCAATGTTCCGGCGGGCGCTATCAAGAGCCTCGTCGGTATCAGTGGTCTTCAGTGCATCAATGAGTCGGCCACTCAGTTTGGTGACAATCAGGAGTCGAACGCCAAGCTGGCCGAGCGTTGCATGCTCGCCTTCGCGTCTGTCGATACTGGAACGGGAACGGGTTACGCCGCAACCTCGGCGGGCAAGATCGGCATCATCAAGAGCAAGATCATCAAGAGCGGCGATCCCCTGATGATGCGTGACTATGATCCGGTGCGTAAGAAGCACATCGGCGGCAAAGTCGATATCTGGGTTCAGGGTATCCAGGAACGACAGGTTACCGATAAGTTCGCGTTCACGTTTGAAGTTGCCCGAGACATCCAGTGTCAGATCATTGATGTCACGAATCTGATCTTCCGCGTCCTAGACTCGCGAGTCACTCCGACTACGCCCCTCATAGAAATCCTGAACAACCCCTCTCAGGGGTTGGGGGTTAGGAATGTCACGTTGGGTCAAGACTACGACCTCACGGGTGTTGCGATCTTGGACTATCAAACGTTCCAGATCGACTCCTCTATCGCGCAGCCGGCCACGTCGTTGGATGACATCATCTTGGCAGACTACCGCTTCCGTGTGGTCAACCAGTTCTTCATGACGCTACAGCCGGTGCGTCGGGTTATTTCGGTTGTCGGTGAAGTGGCGGGCGCTCTAGACCCGGAGAACAACTATCAGTTGTTCAAAACTGATGACCCTCTACTCGAAGGTGAGAGCACGATCGCCAAGAACTACGTGGCGATCACGCCGTTCAATGGCAAGCCGAGTGGCGACACCATCACGGTCAACGACGAGTTACACGTACTGATTGGTTTCGAGCAGGAACCATTGGATTCTATCGGAATCAATACGGCCACCATTCGTGTGTTCAACGAGCAACGCACTATTGAGTATGACCCGCCTGGTTCTGGGTCTCCAGACTACGACATTATCCCGGGCACTCCGACCACCCCGGCACGCATTGTTCGAACGTCGTCTTCGCAGATTGCGAACGGCCAAGAAGTCTCTGTTGATTACGTGCACGATGAGAACTTCACGGTCACGTATGTTATCAACGACCTGCTTCAGCAGCTACAGTCGATCGTGAACACGAAGAGTCACGTCACTGCGGACGTGCTGGTCAAGCAAGCTGTCAGAAACGACATCGATATCGAAACTACGGTGCAACTCAAGAAGGGTGCATCCAAGGACAAGACCGACCCGGCGACGCGCAACAGCGTGTCTCTGACCTTGAACAAGAAGGTGATCGGCGAGGGTGTAGCACAGTCCAACGTGGATGCTGCCATCAATGACAGCACGGGCGTGCAGTTCAATGTGTTGCCGATGGCCAAGATGGCCTATGCAGATGGATCTCAGAAGTTGAGGGAGTCTGTTCTTTCTACCTACGTGCGGTTGAACTCTTTGGATATTGGGGGCAACCTCGTCTACTTGCTTACTAACTCGCTAGAGTTCCCGACGACGGATGAGGGTGGGCTTGAGACGGAGCACAAGGGTGTTTTCCAAGACGATGAGGCTATGCTTCTGGCGTCAGACCTGTCCTTGGTGGGTCAAAACTTGAACCAGGCTTTCATCATTGGATCGGCCGGGGCGATCATTGCTGGGTACTCGGACGATGCCACTCTGGCTGCGGCGGGGTTCCTTCCCAATCAGTATGCTGAGGAGCGTTTGCGTAGAACGGCTGACCATGTGGCCGTCTCTCTGTCGGGCTCGGGCCTCCCTCCAGACAACCCGGAGAACCACGTGTATGCCGTGAGTTACGTCATCCGAGGAGACGCTGGCTCGCACGATATCACGACGGCTCAGATGGAGTCGATCGATTTGGGTCAGCTCACGATCACTTACCGTGAGTTCACGGAGACCTGATGGCGAGATTCGTATTCGACGAAGGCCGTCTAAACTCGACGGTCGATCAGAGGGGCAAAGAGTATAATCTGCGGCTCATGCAGAGGGCGCAGACTGTCTTCACGACCCTTCTAAATCTTCTTCCTTCGAACTACGTGTCTGCGGTTCAGGGTCCGAACTACACAAACGCCATGAAAGCGGTAGCGGTTGAGCTTTCCCGCATTGAGCTAGCATTGGAAGATATTGATCGAGATCGCGCGTTTGCTACTACGCGATCCGACTTCTTGTACTCGATTATCGGATACCTGGTCTTGGTAAACAGCAAGCTTCCCAATCTAGGTTTCAGCGACGAGGAGTTCCGAAACTTCTTCCTGAACCTCATCCGCATTTACTTTCAGGGGTCTATCCCGGACTCGATGAAGGATGTGGTTACGTTGTTCCTTAGTGGTGACATCACGGTGACGGAGGCTTACCTGTTGGTTCGTGAGGGGGCAAGCGGGCTTGATATCTCGGACCAGTTCGTGTTCCAGATCGACTCG